ATAATGAGCGTAGTCAACACCATCGTAATTATGAATGGTGGGGGCGCTATTAGTGTATTCGTGGTACTCGTCGAACCAATGGTCTGTTTGTAGGTGCTTGAACGAAACCCCATACCTCTCCCCTTCTACCCTTGGGTCGTGCTTAACAGCAGTCTTAATTCTATTCTCATGGTTCCCCTCAAAGCCAACCCAAAACGGTCGTTTATATTTTCGTACACTAGGCTTCTCTCTCAAACGGCTCATTGCCTCGTTGTAGTGTTCGATGTCATCCTGATAGGACTGACTTACTATAGCTTCTGGGTAACGAGTGTCGTAAGAGTTTAACGACCGCATATCCGCACCATCACCTAAGTCTATAACATAGTCAGGTCTAACGTCGTATATCAACTCTCCTAACCAATCGAACCTTTCGTTGCTTACGTCTGGGTCTGTGTGACCACAACTAAAGACTACCGCTGTACTACCTACCGTCATTCTAACCACTCCTTCGGGATGAGTTTGTCTGCGTACTGGAATCCATTTTTCTCACACCACATGGCATAAGTTGTCTTGGAACCTTTGCTTATCTTTGCCCTACTATTACTAAAGACAAAGCGTATGTCTAAGCTAGGGTATTGCTTCTGTACTAATAAGTGTTTCTTTCTATCTGCTGCAACAAACCTTCCTTTGCTTTCTATGATAATCCCGTTGGGAAGTTCAAAGTCAGGTGTGTAAGTTCTAATCTCGTTTACCTCATACTTGATCTTGAACTGCTCATACTTAAACGGCACTGACAAGTCTGTAAGTTGTTCAGATATTCGATCCTCTAGTCCTGATCTATATCCGTACTTGCGACCTCTTTCGGCGGTTCCCATAACTCGTCTTCCAACCGTCTTAACCAAAGCAATCTCCCATTCTCAATTATGCGGTCAATGTTTCCATCGTAAGCCTTAAGAACGGCTTGCCACAAGTCTTCCTCAGTCTTACAGTCACTCAAGATTTTCTCCGCTTTCTTAGGGCCAATACCACGTAGACCAACAATGTTATCTGCACGGTCTCCTGTTAGTATTTGAGTGTAAAAGAACCGTGTTCCCTCGTAAGGACTTACCTTCTCCCACGTACCTCTACCAAAGTTAAAGTGCCAACAAGGTAGCTGAAGCATATCTTTGTCTATAGAGGCCACTACACAGTTGTAGTCTAGTGCAGCAGCCCCCTTAGCAATAAGATCATCAGCTTCTTCGTTGTCGCTAACAATAGCCCCGTACTTAACCTCTAGGTGGTCACGAGTAGCACCAAGGTGGACAGGCTTTTCTGCTGAAGACCTGTTTCCCTTGTAGGGATAAGACTTAGCAATATCGAACCTAAAGTTAGTCTTGCCTGTTAGGTATACTTGGTACTCACTCTCTGTTGGAAAGGGAAGGTCTAGGGTCTCATCTAAGATGTAGTCTACAAGCTCCTCTACCTTATACCTAGCGTCACTTGAAAGCAGGTCTTGAGTGGCAAAGGCTGCACGGTATGCTATGATGTCTCCATCAATTAAAACTTTGCCTCTGTCCATTAGAACGTGCCAAACGTGACTGAACCATCGTCTAACTCAAAACCTACGTTAACGACATAGCTGTATCCGATACTACGGGCAAAGTCTGTGAGTTGTTGAGCGAAAGTTTGAAGGTCGTCTACATCCTCTCGTTGGGACGTAAACATACCCTCAAAACCATCTTCGTCTTTGTTAGCATAAGCTGTGATCTCAATACGCATTGTATTATCCTACCATAAAGATTTCATCGTCTGCTGACGAAGTTTCTTCCCACGCTACATGGTCTGTAACCGCAATAGCAATTAATCGAACACCAGCACCCTTAGAGTAGGTCTCAAACTGCACCTTAGCTTTAGTACCGTTACCTAGTGTTCCATCTCCATCAAAAGACCAGAGAGACTTATTCTCAAGTCCGTTTGTTATGTTGACAACTACTGGTGCGCCACCGAAGTCTACCTCAGTCGGGTTACCCCTCTTGTCCGTAAATGTCATAACGTGATCATGCATACGTGTCAGTTTGACATACTTACCGATACCAAAGCTACTACCTTCTTTGATACGATCATTACCCATAGGCTTTGGGTCTAGCCCACCTTCAAGTAATTCTGTGATCTGGCCTTCGTCAGTAAAGTATGCGTTTGTCACATACTGACCGTTATGTTTGGCTGCTTTCTTGGCTGCATTATTTTGGTCGCCACCCATATCACGGTTCTCTTCAAACACTTTTGCGTACTCAAGAACCATATCCATTGTGTGTTTAGCCATAGTCGGGTTTCCTCTTGTTTAAGCTGTAGGGTTTACAGCACTATGTTGGTAATATACTATAGGGATATTTTTTAGAATCTTAGACATATTATTTTACTTTTTTTAATGTATGTCTGCATACGTGTTACCGAATTGAACATCTGTCCCTAATGGTACGTTCAAGTTTATCTCATGGTTCACGTTGTTAATGCTCATCTGCATTATATTCTCTGCCTTATCCTCATCTCCTTCTTTTGTTATAACTATAATCTCATCGTGGAACTGACCTATGGTCTCCAGACCCATGCCACGACACTCCTTGACCCAACTGTCAAAGCAGTAGACACCTGTGCCTTGGTTGAGTGTACTGAAACGATCCTTGTCACTACGTAGGCTATACCAGAAGCCAGACACAGGGTTCTTGAGCCACATAGAACCAAATAGCTCCCGTGTACGTAGTGTGCTTGCCACCTTCTCAATAGCCCAGTTACGTGACCAGAACGCTTCTAGTAGGGTCTTAGCCTCACGTTGGGTCATACCTGTCTCACGGGCCAGCTTAGGCGCTCCTACACCATACGTAGCACTGTAGTTCACCACCTTGTAATTCTTACGTAGTGCTTTCAGTGACCTTTCCCCTGAGTTGTGCTTGTCGATGTCATCTTGTGAGATAACACCAGCGTGTAGAGCTAAGTCTAAGTGTGGGTCAAAACCTTCTTTACTCATCTGTTCTACGTACTCAGGGTCTAGTGGCTTCATGTAGTGTCGCTTAGTTGTATCCTCTAGGCTGGTCATGTCAGCACCAGCTAACACATAGCCATCAGGACACGTTAGGCAACCACGGATAACATCACCGTATGGCTTGTCTACGCTAGGTAGGTTTACCAGTGGGCGAAAGTGTTTGAAGCGAAAGGTATTAGTGAGACCAGCTACACTAGCTTCTAGCCATCCGTCCTTGTGACACTCTAGGAAACTTTTAAGAATACCAGCACGGTGAGTAAGAACTGTGAGACCATCCAGAAGATCAACAGACGGGTCAACCTCTGCAAGCTCTCTGACACTTTGACATAACTCTCCATTTTTTCGTACCTGTTCAATCTGTCGTTCATCACCTGTCACCTTATCTCTTAGGAATTTATATGTACGAGGCTTCCACCCCAGTGAATATAACCAGTCTTTTACTTGGTCGTTGCTGTTAGGGTTTCCCCTCTCTTCTCCTGTCTTAACGACAAAGGATTGAGTTGTAACGGGCTGCATGTACTCTTTACAGAGTGCTACCCATTTCTCCCCGTGTGACGATAGATCACCGTCCTTCTTGTGCATAACCTTTGGCTGGTTAGCTACACGGGTGAGTGTCTTCTTTGGCATGGCCTCTGCTAGTTGGTCTACCTTCTCTATCTTTAGTGCCATGATTTCGTCGTAGGCTACTTGTGCTTTGTCTACGTCTAATTTCCATCGTAAGGTCTCTTGTTCTTTTGCACAGTCTAGCTTGAACGACAGATAGTCAATCAGACGTTCTCTCTCAGTGGGGTCTTGGTATAGCTTGTTCAGCTTCATGCCTAAGTCACGCCATAGACGATTGTTGATCTTAACGTCCTCATCACACCTGTGAGCGTACTCTTGTGGTGTTAAGGTGTTCCAGTCCTTAATGACAGGCTTAGGCACTCCATAGTCCTCTCCGTAGCCCTCTAAGCCATGCTTCATGCGGTCATGGTGCAGATACCAAGATAACGCTAGAGTGTCGATCAGACGAGCCTTTACCTCAATGCCTAGCACCTTTTCCACTACAGGTATATCAAAGCGTATAATGTTATGACCAACTAGGGTTTCACTGTTGAGCAATACATAGCGCATCTCATCGTAGTCATGGGTATGCTTAACTTCACCCATGTCATTAGACCAAGACAGGACATGAATCTTGGTCAACTCATCTAATAGACCGTCTGTTTCAATGTCGAATACTGTTGTCATATTACCTCGCTTAGTATGAATGTATCTGTGTTAAATCGCATCATCCCTGCATTGCCTTCTTCTGAACAGGGACGGTTCTTTTCTATGGACAGGTACGTTGTGTTACGCTCCTGTAGGTCTGTAGTTTCTTTATCACGTTTAAGGTCAATGATAACCGAAGCACGTTGTCCGATCATACGACAGTATTTCATCTGACCATCATCGTTAGTGTGAGCAATGGTTACGATACCTACGTTCAACTCGGCAGACAGTTTGGATAGACGTACTGACAGGTCAGCTAACATTTGCTCTTTGCTTTCGTCTGATGACCCTACAAGAACATCTTGGATAGGCTCAAAGAACACAAACTTAACACCACAGGCTACAGCAAAGTAACGTATCTGGTCGATCAGATCGTCAGCACCCTGACCATCACTTAAGTAAAACTGGTAGAAGTTTTCGTCGGCGGTTAGCCTACCGATAGCTTGTACTACCTGATCTTCTGCACCCTTCTCTTCGATCAAGTCCCTACGTGTTAGGTTATCCCCACATTCGTATGACACAAGACCAAGCAGGGATCGTAGCTTAGTCTCTTCCAAGTGCCATGCTGCAATAGGAACCTTACGCTGTAGCATATTGTACTCAAGGTAACGCATGATCTCGGTCTTGCCGATACCTGTAGGTGCTTTAATCACTGTGAAGTGACCCTGCATCAGACCAAGTATTTTATCGTCTAATGCCTGTATACCCGTTGGTATATACTGGTGCTCAGGTGTATCCTTGTACAACGACAAGAAGTCCTGTGTGCTGTTCATCACGTTCTCAGGTGTGAACTTACGTGCGTTCCACCATGCACCTTTGAAGTCAGCAGCCTTACCAGCCTGTAGGAACTCATTGGCATCCTTGTAGGGTCTGTGGTCAACACGGTAGACCTTGTTAGGGAACAGCTTGGACACACGATCAGCAAGAGCATTACCAGCTTCATCATTGTCAACTGACAGGATAATCTTCTCAAAACTGTTGAGCCAGTCAGCACAGTTCTCCCATAGCTTCTTAGACGGTGTAGCAGACGGTAGAGATACCACAGGGTTAGTGTAGCCACTCTTGAGCATCTGAGCCACAGATAGGGCGTCTAGTTCACCTTCTGTGATCGTTACCATCTTAGAGCTACCAGCAGTAAACAGATTCATACCGAAGAGTTCATCACCTTTGAAACCTGCCTTAGCGTAGAAACCTTTCTCCGACAGTTTACGAACCTTAATTCCACCGCTGGGGTATACGTACTCTTGACGGTCATCCCAAGTCAGTACGCCGAAGTCTTCCATCGTCTTAGTGTTGATGCCACGCATATTGACATACTCACCGTCTGATACATCTTCGATCAGTTTTGGTGTAAACGACATATAATCGTCCCTTTCTTTTGTTGGGTATTTATCCTTCGCCCACTCATACATATTTCCATTGGACGGGTAGCTTCTGTTACAGGCGTGACACTTGCCGTAGCCCTCAGTGTTGTAACTGAAGGCATCGGAAGAGCCACACGATTGATATGGGCATGGTTGGTGTGCGTGTTCAGCCATGTGGCTCTCCTTTGGTTTACTTAGTCTTTAACTGACAGCTCTTCTACGTAATAGTCTGGGGGAACTAGCTGACCCTCATCAACATCCAAAGCATCCTTCAGAAAAAGTTGTGCAGTGGTCTGAAACACAAACTGTTTCTTTTGCAAAGCAGCAGCCATGCTAATACGTTTTTCCCAAGCGGCGAAAGTAGATTCTGGGTAGTTCTTTACCGCCCAATAAAAAGGGACATAGGCATCTACTTCTTTACAGTAGGTAGGGGAGTTTAGCTCTTGCGTTACATCATCACTAGCAAAGGCTCTGCTTCGGATTTGTGTCGCCTTCATGCTACTAAGGCTTCTTGCTCCAGATTCAACAGCGTGGTAGGGTGTTTTGCTGTTCCCATAAAACTTAAAAACTGAACGCTCACGCATTTTTTCAATAGCGAAGTCGAAGAAGCTCTGTTGATTTTCCATTTTCGGGTTCCTTAGTTTAGTTGCTGTTTAGCAGTTTCGGTAGAAAAGTCTTCACGAAGATCACTCAAGATGTCTGCCATCTTATGTAGAGCTTCGGCCTTTAACCCTAGTGGGTCAGGGTACATGAAAGCTACAAGCTCCCTCTTGATATCCCTTTCGTCAAACTTTGTACATAGTGTCTCCATTAATCCGACAAACGCTGGCCCAACGCTGCGAATGTCTGTCTGTTTTTTGCTCTTAGCGATTGCATTTAAGTCAATTACATCAGGTGTGACAGTATTTTTTATAGCCTCCTTCTGTTTTTTTCGGCGCTCCTTTACGACCTTCTTAGCCTCTTGATAACCTTCTGGTGTTACAGCTTTCGCTGCTAGTTCTGGGTCAGACTTGATTTCCTTACGGTCTGCTTCCCATCGACTGACTGTCATTCGACTTACACCAAGAGCATCTGCGTGGTCTTCTTGGGAGGGAGAGCTTGTAACATTTGTTA